GTCCAGTACTATTCTCATTTGTTTCTTCCAGAGGCCAAAAGTAATTACATCCATCTTTGTCACGAGGAGAGTTCATAAAGTAACTCTGTCGATACTCACTAGGTTTAGCCTGTGCTCGGTAGCACTGCTCAAACTTAGGACAGGAGTAATCGTTACACATTGAGATGTCAGGCATGATCTTCTTCCTCACTTGATATTCAACCAAAGTCCAATCTGAGCAAAGGCATAGCCTGTCCAGATCATACCGTTAGAGACTTCTCCCTTGCTCCATTGTAACACACCTACCACCAAGTATCCCGCACCTGTGGCTCCTACGATTAAATGTTCTGTACTCATGTGTTCTTCTCCTTGGACTTAACTTCACCTTTTCGCAAACATGAAGCATCACGCAATCCTTTGAATTTCGCTAGATGGTTGGCGGCATATTGGCAATCTGCTTGGGTATTAAATTCCTGCATGGATACGGCGTGTGTGTAAACATGCCCTCCATTGCTAACCATCACAACAATTAAAATCCATGTGCTCATTTCTGTTCCTCTTTAGGTTTCTTACCGAATATCTCATCCCAGTTATCCCTGAACTTCTGAGGATCAGGGATGGGTCTTGGTGCTGATCCTTTGCCTCCATCGCTCATAACGCCTCCTCTTCAGCTTCAACCATACGTCCAGTATAGCTGTTGTATTGTAACTTACAAGCAGGGCCAGTCTCGCCATTGTAACGATTCTTTGCCACTGCCACCTTTGTCAAATGCCTGTCACTCTCGTTCTCAGCCATGCTATTACGCTCCAACGTGATCACTGCATCGCTCAACTGTGCGATAGCACCTGAGCCCCGCAACTGTGACAGAGAAACACTACCACCATCCTCATGGCCTTGGTTGCCTTGTGGTCGCTTAAGGTGACTCACACAGATCAAGGTAATGTTCAGTTCCTGTACCAGTGTCCGTAGCTTTGTCATCATGTTATCAATGGCTTTACGCTCGTCTCCTAAGTCCTGGCCGCTAACAACAATACTGATGTGATCGAGAAACACCACGCGACAGTCACAAGCCTTAGCCATATAGCGGATACGATTGGATATGTTATCAACATCGCTACTTCCAAAATGGTCAAACAGATATATGCGATTACTTCCCAAGGTAGCATCAAAAGCTTCCTTCAATTCCTGTTCATTAGTCGGCGTATCAGGCAAGTGCAACTGCTTGTTAGCGTGCAATGACATGATACTTCGTGCTGTCTTACGAGTAGATTCCTCAAGGAACAACCCACCAATGTTCCACGTTGTAGTCTTTAGCAGATTATACAGTATCTCCCTCAAGAATTGACTCTTACCCAAACCACTGCCTGCGGTAACTGTAATCAATTCAGCAGGTCGGATACCGTACAAGAGCTTGTTCAAGCCCTTCCACGGGTACTGTGCCTCTGCAATCGGCTCTGGCTTGGAGATTTCCTCCCAGAGATCAGCAGCGTTAACAATACCGTCAGGAACATAAGGACTAGCTCTCCACCATGCGTTAACAAACTCCTTAGTAGCTCCTGCAATCAAGTATTCACAAGCATCCTTGTAACCATCCTTATACTGCATGATCTTGGCTTTGTTTCCGAACAACTCAGCCACTTCCTTAGCAGCCTTCTTCCCCGGTTCATCACCATCGAAGCAGATAACCACTGAGTCGAAGCTATTGATCCACTCATAGTTAGCCTTACAGTCCTTCAGAGCAGCTTGAGCACCGTTACGAATACTCACTGTAGGGTAGAGAGACCCTTGCATCTGGAAAGCTGCGAGAGCATCAAGCTCTCCTTCTGTGATGGTGATAGCTTTTCCTCCGGTGTGAAAGAGAGACTGACCGAATAGAGTTGCTCCTTTGAAGTCTCCGGTGATGGCAAAAGACTTACTAGGTACATCACGCTGCTTAACAGCCACTCTAGCTCCTGCTCCGTCATGGTAAGGGTAATACTGCTTGTCTCCATCGGTGGTTACTCCATACTTCTCACAGGTTGCCTGACTGATTCCTCGATCAGGGATTGATTTACAAGTGCCTTTAATTTCCATACTAACTTTCTTAGAGGGTGCAATAGCATCCCTCATTACCGTTCGTTCATCGTAAGCACCTTCGTGCTCGCCGTTTGCTTCAGCAAACATGGTTACACCACAACTAAAGCAGTGTGTATGTCCATCATCATACAGAGAACCTGCGTCCTTGCTTCCACAGTGCTCACAGGCTATGTGATGGAGAAACTTGGATGTCATGTGTTCTTCTCCTTGAGTTTGGCTTCAATGGCTTGGGCAAACTCAGCAACGCCTTCAATAACCAGTTGTTCTTGCAACGTGTAAGCCTCGTATTCTTTGACCGCTGAAAGCACCCAATCTGCGCCCTTGATGTCCTCATCCGTCAGCCCAACCCACGTGCGCTGTGCTTCCAACTTGTCAATGGTGATCTGCTGCGCTCGTACAAGTGCGCTGAGTCGCTGAATGTCTTGCTCACGCTCATCAGCACGAACAAGGGCTTCAAAGGCTTTAAGTTCTTGTTCTGCCCAATTACTGCGAATTGAAAAGCCAGCCTCAAGGGCCATTTCTATCGTGTCTCGCTTAATAGTGCTCATCATATGCCCTTTGTTGTTCCTCAACATCCTTCCATTGTGCCCTGATCTGATCTTCAATGGACTCCCAAGTCTTATCATGGATCAAGTCATTGACCAGCACCCATGTGTCAGGCTTTAGCTGTTGCTTTAAGTTACCTTTAAAGTCCTTGTTAAAGAACACTTCCCATGTCTCGTAGTTGATCTCACTGTCACCAATGACATCAAACTCAACGACACAAATAGCATTCTCTACGTTAACAACTAAGCCATAAGGGTTATTATTGCTCATTTAAGTACTACCTTAATAAGTGTTAAGACACCAAGAAACAAGGAGACAATCACTGTTCATCCTCCATTCGTGATACTGCACATTGTATGTCATACATGATCTTATCGTAACCATTGGCACGTATAAGACTAGCGACATCATCCATAACGGAATGATACCAGCATTCAAACTGTAAGACATCATCTTCATGGGTCATCATGTCCATAGACAATTCACTCATATCCAACACCTCATATATAGACTTTAAAGGACTATAGAGTTAAGACATACAATGTATAACTTACTAAGTAACTGTTAGTAGGTTAACATCTATGAAATGTCTTAGGGACTCTATAGTAAATTATACCACTCGTTTATCAACTGTCAATGATCCTCATCATCTAAGTTGTAACAGTTTGTAACAGAGTCTACTTCCTCAGTCTCTCCTGTGTCCTCAAACGGGTCTGAGGCAGTGTCTAACCCTTGTCCACCCTTGGTAGGTAATCCCGGTATATCCCTCAGACATATATCACAGATGTCTAGGAATTCATTGGTCAAGGCGTGTCGTCTCACTGCCTCGTGGTCTTTCAGATTACGGTCACAGATTACACAACGTGTCATTTTCAAGCTCCTAAGGGTCTAAACCCTTCAATTGATATTACCTAGGCAGACTAAACGCCTTCTAGGCCCCTTTAAACGCTTTCTAAAGCCCTTCTGGACGGCAGGATCAACTCAATAAGCCAAGCTATCAAGATAACCTCCTAAAGCATAAGCCAAAAACACCAGTATTAGAACTGTCCACTTGTTAAACATTCTCAGCCTCGATTCTTACCATATCCTCAATGTCAAGGACTATTTGATAGTCTACAATGTCCCTCATGTCTGGAGGGTTATCGTCACGATAGCCTTCAAGGTACAGATCAGTGCATCGAACGATCAAGGGCAGTGACTCAATAGACTGCACCTCGCATAGGCCATACCACTCACAACCCCTGAGTTTGTAGGTAAATTGTTTGATCTTGGTCATTTTCAGCCTTTAGTTTATAAACCAACAAGTCAGCAATCAATGAGTAAGCATCGGCTAACTCTATATTTCCTGCTTTATAGGCCATCAGCTCAGCTTCATAAGCCTTAGCAATAGCGTCCTCAGTGTAAAAACATTCTTCAATTTTAGCAATATTCATAACGGTGCATCCTCATGGTTGTCAGGGTTGAATTTGGGTACGATTATACCCTTTTTGGGGTTCTTATCGAGTGGATTAGGGAAGGCAGGGAAGGGCCAAGACATCATTAATCCTCTACAGGTGTGACAGTAGTGCAGTGGGCACCATGAAGCTCTATAAATTCTTCAGCGTGTTTAATAGCTGTTTTGAATGTCCAAGCTCTACGGTTACGATATTCTAGCAAAGACTTTTGACCTTCGCTATCAGTGATCCAGACATGGTACATTGTAGACATCATTTCACCTTCTTTACAGTAAACAGATTAAGACACTCACCCTTGATCCACTTGTCAGGGACAATCTCACCTGTGTCAGGGTCATAGTAGGCCATCTCTGGCCCGTAGTTATTACACTCGTACCAGTGTTGGCATATGGCACGTTCAGTGGCGCTAAAGGCCACTATACCGGATGTTCTGAATTGGACTTCATATCGCATGATCAACCCCTATAACAAAGTTATCCATGTTAACGATTTCAGCTAAACGCATGGTTTTAGCCATAAAGCGATAAATACTACCATCAGAGAATCCATGCACTCTAACGTACCAGCCACGTCTAGGGCCTGCTTGTTTAACTAACGTGTAAAATTCCCAGTCAAGTCCTACACGTATTACGTCACCAGCCTTGAATTTATGCTTTTTCATGTTAGATCCCTAAACATTTACAGATTTCATTGTAAGTATCCGCTTTGCTTTTGTAATAAGCATAGTCTGTATCCCCCGGTTTAAAGTTTTGCCACTGATTGTAGCGCTTGTATCGTGCAATATCGGCGCGTAAACCGTAAGGGCTATAAACACCCTTAAACCCTTCAATACTGTAGTGGGCGATAAAGCCGCTACTAAGGTACAGAAAATTATACCCGCGCTTATTAAGCTTAGCGGTATCTTTGCATGCGGCTATGACGTTTCGCACAATCAAGCGCTTTTCATTGTCTGTAATCGGTTTAAGCATAGTGTACCCTTAGTCAATGTTATTTCAAGCCTACAATGGCCTTTAAAGCGGCTTTATGGGCCTTAGCGGTATCGCCACGATATCCGCTAGCGTTACATAGGAAATAGCTAACGATAGACTTTGCACTATCTTGATAGTAGCTATCTGTAACACTATCAAGTGAGTACATGGCTTCAAGATACGGCTTTGCAGCATAGTTAACGTTTTTCCATTCACGTGATATTTCACGTGCGATTGTGCTAATAGTTTTCATGATGTAACTTTCAATCATTTGTTAAACCCTACAGATTGTAGGCCATAACGCACGGGTAAGCATGCGCTCCAGTCTGTAATCTATCACTTACCGTAAACCCATGCATTGTAGCGGTTTCGCGGTACGTATGCAAGCGGATACGGCTTAGGCCTATTTATGATAGCTTTAACTTGATCAACGCTAAGCCTACACTGTAGCGCTATTGCATCATAAGACAAACCGCACGTTTCCCACAAATAAACTATGTTCTTTTCTGACATTGTAAGCCCCTATTAGTGCATAGCGATAGCTATAACCCGGTTTTTCATTTGTGGCATGCCGCACGCATGGCCTTTGCCCGTACAAGTACCGCACGTACCTGGACAAGGGAAAATCTTAGTATCAGGAAAAGCCGCACGTAAAAGCGCATTGGTTTCGGGCGTGCCGTGGTCAGTAGACTTTACTTTTTTGCCGATAGATACGGCGACAAATTCACCACGTGTTATAGGTAAAGCTTTAACATAGTTAATCATAGCTTGCGATGCATTGTGACCACCACTAATGTTCAATTGATAGTTACTAGGCCATGCACCGTTAAAAGCGGTATCGTACCCTAATAACGCTGCAAAGCTCTTACTATAGCCGTATGCACGTGCATTAGGCGTATCATGTAATAATTGCATCCAAAATGCTACGTCATAACCGCCACTAAAGTCACCGTCTACATATAAGCGGAAATCGAAACCGTCTACCCGCTTTGCAGCTATCAACGAGAATGCATCCGCTATAACATTAGGTGCGAAACGTAAAAGGTATGCATTTTGCACCATGCGGGCAAACGCCGCCGGATAACGCCATGCACGATAGCTATAACAGAAATTGATACATTCACCCGCGCCTGGACACGTCACGCCCGGTAACGTGCTAAAGGATACAAACGGTAGTTTAGAATTTCCACCTAATGCGAAGACACTAAATGCCGGTGCATGTGTTGCAAATACATTAGCTAACTTGTTGAAGTTAGTTTGCCAACCGATACCCTGAAAAGCTTCATCACATTGTAGTTGATACAATGCTTTGCTAATAACTGTATCATCGCCAGTCTGTACCGCTACTGCAAAGGCTTGAAGCTTTGCAAACTTAGGCGCATTGCTGAATTGTTTCGTGATCATAGTTTTAACCTTTTTAAGTTATGGCCTTAGCCGTTGATTGATTGACTTACTTTACCAATACATCGAAGTATGATGCAACTAGGATAAACCCTAGTGTAACCATGCTTACTATGATAGCTAAGCCTACTACAAATTTAACATTGTCTGACATTGTAAACCCCTAAGGTTTGTTGAACATGTATCGATTGTATCATACTTTTAGCATTGTCAATAGCTTTTATTAGACTGTTACAAACTGTTACATATTGGGGTTAAAGTATCTTGATAGTGGCTTTGTAGGCACCTACATCGCTCCTCACTCATCCCAATTGAGAATCATTCTCATTTGCATCTATAGTGACTACGTAGTATTACGTATATACTGTGCAGTAACTGACTGACTGGTCAGTAACAGACTGAACCGTACAGTATAATTATGACTAAGCAGTCACAAAGTGACTCTACAGTTGCCAAGTGACTACAAAGTCATGGGGGGAGGAGCTATGGAGTGTGAGGAATTGTTGTGGGAGCCTACAACGTCCACAAAAAAGGCTGTAAAGGACTTAATTAGGGACAGATTAGCCTATACCACTTAAAGCGCTAAGTAGTTGATATATAAGAAATTAAGCTAAACTAGACAATCCTTAGCAGAAATGTCTATAATGGCGGACATCAGAGGTCAGGATCGGTAGTCTAAGATGTAACATATGTAAATATTTGTAACAAAATGAAGAAAAAGCTTGACAGAACAGCTTTTCCGTGGTATAATATACTTAGAAGGTAAGTAAAGTAGCTAAGAAGGTGATGGACTCTTAAGTTGC